TGGTTAGCCGGATTATTTCATTGATTAGGCCGAATTTAACGCTGCCAGCGCCTTCCCAATTACCCGCCTTGGTAGCTATGGACTTCAGCGCCGGATAAGCTAACTGCGGCGCGGACAGAACCAAATGAGCCTGATTCACGCTATCAAAGCATTGGCTAAATACTTTTCCAAGTTCCAAGTAAAACTGCTCAAAAACAGATCGGCTAATTGAAACTGAATGTATATGGATCGTTCCATTCTTAGCCGTCTGAACCTGCATCACAAGATTCAGATTTCGGTCAATTTTCACTTTTTATCCTTTATGCGGCATTGAACATGGTTGAGTTGATAGAGTAGACACCGCGCAGACGAACAATTAAGCCCGCTTGCGTACCATCAAAAGCTACTTCCTGAATACTTGAAAGTACGCAAGTATTCAACTGGAACGGAGCTAAAGCTGTAGTATCCGGGTAGATTGTTACAGAGCCCAGAGTCGTATTGGTTTCGATTTGCGCCTTATATGCGTCGCCCAATGCCTGAGTGCGAAGCAAGTGCATTGTCACATTTGCAAAAATATACGGCGCAGGACTGGTTATAGCTCCGGTCAAGGTTCCCAGCAACAGCGAGGTGTCCCCTTCAAAGCCCAAGCTAATCGCTTCTTTAGCCAGATAAGGAGAGGTTATATTTAGAGCAGCAAAATCTGAATAGACTACACTTGCAAGCAGTCTATTTAGTGTGCCCTGTACGACTTGTGGATTAGCCATTATTCATGCTCCTTAAACTGGAATGTTGGAAGCGGTTAAGTAGATAGTCACTTCAGTAAAGCCTCTCAGCGGCACAAAAGTAACACTCAACCCATTGTATGCTCCTGCTGCATAATCACTTGGATGTTGCGCGATATAGAGTACAAAAGAAATCGCGTTTACTGTAGCCGGAGATAGAATAAGCCCAAAGGATATGCCGCTGTTAACCAAGGCTTGCGCTACTTTTTGCAGGGCGTTAATCCCCGCTTGATTGTAGTACAAAGGATTTTGCGGAGTATTGCTGCCATTAATTATTGCTGCGGATAAAGCAATGGCTACATTGATGGCAACCCAATCCGTAGAATACCAATAGTTAAAGGGCTTCAAATCCATTGTTTCGCCAGTTTGAATCAGCGTGTTGCTGATCTGCCCTTGTGCTCCTGTACCTATCCAGTTCACGCCTGCTGCTGCCAGCGTAGTTTGTTGAGCACTGGTTAGTGCAGGCGGTACGATGCCATACACGAAGGTATATTCCAGCGGGGAGGCCAGATTATTAGCGGCAGGCGCGTAGCTCAAAGTTTGGTACATGATCGCTGCTGCTGACCATTGGGTTACAGGAGCGCCTACTGCTTCATAAGTAACTATCGCACCTTTCATGGTCTCATACGGGCCGTATGAATCGGGGTTAGAAGGGGTAGTTATATCCGAGGTAGTCAGGAAGAAATACACCTGCGAAATAGGCGAAGAATGGGCTGTTACTAAAGCAGGCATTGTGGTATCTGCCGACATTTCAGTGGATAGCAAGTACGAATAGAACTGAATAGTCGGGGCCGCAATATAGGCCGCCAAAGCCGTAACCCCTTGCCCCGTTGTGCCAAGACCTAGTTCCAGAACATACACAGCATTAGTATTGCCTTGTGCAAAATAAGTGGTTGCCATAGCAACCAAATCTTGCACGGCTTCATTAGTATAAACGCCTTGAACGGTGGCGATGCCGGGGCTGGAAGTTAACGGAAACGTAAATGTGTTAGCACCCGTAGAAGTGATATTGAAAGTGCCGTTATATCCCGCTGGGGTTACGCCAGTTATAATCCCCAGAATGGTGTCAGTGATAGGAATGCCATGTGGCCCCGCTAAAGTTACCGTAACTACTCCGGTATTCCACACCAATGAAGTTGTAGAGATAGCGCCAGCAAGAATGCTGGTCAAATCGCTCATTTGAGTTAAGAGGGCGGTACCCCCTGCTGTAAGCGTGGTCGCCCCTTGAGATACAAACGCGCCAGTTTTTTGCAGAGTGGTGGGCGCGCTTGCAACCTGTTGGGAGACTAATACATTAACAATGTTGTTTGACATAATAGTCCCCTAATTAATTATAACTTACAGAAACAACCATGCCGGTGCCGGGTACAATTACGATACCCGTGCCGCAAGGAAAATCAAAAAGATAATTGCCTACTACATCGGGGATAACGCCAACTAAGTTAGCCGCAGCCACGCCAGCAGTAGTAGGGTGGTCATAAACTGATCCGGTAGTAGAGCCCGCCGTAGTCACGTTGACTTTAGTAATGCGGCCTTTCATAGCTTTTACTACCGTAGGTGTTGAAATATTCAATACGGTGTTGATGCCTTGCCCGCTAATAATTGCACCGTTAATAATTGCTGGGTTTGAATTGATAGCCATTTTGGTATTCCTTTTTTTTGAACATTAATGTTAAGTTACGGAGTGCTACTCATAAATGCCGAGGTAATATATTTCTTTGCCACATCGCTAACCGTGTTCTGATAATAGCTGACCTTGAACGTAATAGATTTCTTCATAGCAATAATGCCCAATTCAGCCTGATTTAATTTTTCATCCTGAATAACCGGCATATTCATTATGCCTATATTGTCAGTATTTAAGCTGTATTGAAACACATAATTGGCAAAATTTATAGCTTCATTATTGCGCGTTCCGTAGATGGTTATTTTGACCGTATCGCTCACCAGTTGATTGGAGCCTGATTGTGTCGGAGAGCCAGAACTAGGGATTATGTTGTTGACTATAGGAAACTGCCCCAAAGCTATTGTGCTGGCAGGCTCTATATGAACCGCCGCATAAGGCGGGGGCAAATTCTGCCCCACCAAAAAAGAAGGGTACAACGGAAAAAAAGCGCTCAAAGTGAGCCAGATCGGTAAGCTATTGGAAACTATAACGCTAGTGGTATCAAAATTTGTCATGGAATCAATAACTTGAGTATCCATTACTGAATATAGTGCGTCACCGCGATAGTGGTACAGATCGGCTTGCTTATAAAAATTATCCCTGCGAAGAAAAGCGAAACGTGTTTCTTCATAGGTTGCGATATACATGAACTGCGGCGCTATTAAATTGAAGTCTTGAATTTCAGTTAGAGCGGTAAAAATTATGTGATTATGCGCGGGGGTTCTATCTTCCAGTTGGAGCAGTTCCGTCGTTAAATGAAACGAGCCCTGAACGGTGACTTGTCTAGCAGGAACGCCAAGTGGATAAACGTCGTATTCGAGCCTGCCATATTGAGAAGCATTATAAAGAGCCGAATTAGACAAAAGAGAAGCATTTACCCAGAATACATATCCATCAAGAGGTAAGATAAGCTTGGCATACAGCGTAAAAATTACTTCCTGATTGCCTGAAAGCGTATTTGTACCTTCTGCCAGCCCAGAGGCTAGTTGAGGTTTTGCACCCGAACTCTCGGTTACTGTGGCCATTAATCAATCCAGCTTTTAAGTGATGCTTCAAACACCCCGGAATAAATAAAGCTAGGTCGCCTAGCCCCTTTAACAACCTCGTAGCTCTGCCCTTTTTTAACTTTGATAATACGCTTCCCACCTTTCAGCCGTAGCGTTTTACCTTCCAAAGCGGCTTTAGTAGGCACACCGGGTATTCCTAATGTTTCAACTTCCTGCAAGCTGATAAATTCCTTGAAACGCTTATCTATCTGCCCCGTAGCATCCCCAAAAATGTCTTTTTTAATGGGGCTTCCCGCTACAATATCCGCTATGGAATTTGCAACGCTGTCCTCAAGAAAAACGACTATTTTATCTTCGTTATTACTGTAAAATTCTGAAAATAGCCCGTATTTTTGTTCTAGGTTAACGCCTACCTGCCCGGTTGTTTTACCCCCCGGCTCTGCCACATCAATTACGCCTAGATGTAAAATAAGACTCATTAAGTCAAGCCCCAGAGGGTGCCCAAACTTTGCATAAATGCAATGGCCTGCCGACCATAGGGGTTTTTAATGGCTTGCAAGGATATAAGGTCGAGGTTTTGTAACCCTTTGCCGACTGATAGGGCTTCGCTGGTGGTCGAATCAGCAGCGGAGTTAATAACCCCCGCCACAAAATTGTTAATGCCATAGGAAGCCCTAGCATAGGCAAAGAATGTCTGACCGGGCATATCTTGCTGCCACTGTAATAAATTGCTGCCCGCCATGTTATAAACAGCCAGTGTGTAAATATCTGGGGCTAGAACAGAAAAATCCATTGGAACCAAGTCGAGGGAAACTTGGTAGGCATACGAATAGCCAATATCGGTATCAGCTATAACAATGGTAGTTAGCCCCATTACCGCCCGTGACCACGCTATAAAGCCTGCTAATGTTGGTGGAGAAGTAATGGGGTCTGTCATAGTGTCCCTTTAAGGTTTTCTGGGCCTTCCACGGCCTCTAGGCGCAATGCCTTCGCGCACCACTTCAATGGTTTGCTCGAACTTGGGCTCATTATCCCCCGCATTCTTCTTTTCTTCCACTACTTCCACTTCAAGCCCCGTTCGTTGCTTGAGCCCCATTTCTTGCGCTTTAGTAGATATCATCTGATCGGCGGCTACAGCGGTTATTTTACGCGCTTCCAAGGCCCGATCAATCAATTCCTGATCGCGTTGCTCCAAGCCGTGTTCAATGGCTTCAATGCTAATAGGAGTTCCTACCCGATAGGCGATACCTCCGAAGCCTTTTTTGACCTTGGTAACTTCCATCATGCCATATATTTCATGCTGTTTAATTATATGGCCTATTTCTTCTGCCGTGCCGTTAACTTCCATTTGCGATCCAGCCCGTATTCTATGCGAAAAAGGGCGCGGATTTTCGAGCAGCATATAGGTGAAATGAAACTCTTGTTTACTGCAATTTGCCACAAATATTTTCATAGTATTCCCCTAAAAGGGTGGGAGAGCCGATGATGCGGGGCTTTTTCAAGCCCCCGACTCCCCCATTGAAGCTAACTTCGGCATCACACGAAGTAACAAAAACCCCGCCAAAGAGAGCGGGGTTTTTGAATGTCTACTTTTTACTATTAATACGCTGCGGACAGAATCGTTAAAGCTTCAGGACGAATACCCCAGCCAGAAGTAGAACGCATAGTGTAGAGGGTGGTGATGCCCCCATCGGCAATAGGCGTTGGAATTTCTGTAGGTGCGGATACATCCGTCAACATCAACGAAGTCGCTGTCATATTAGGCGTTAAAGTTGCAAAGACGTTTGTGTTGATGTTGTTGTTGGCTTTAGGAATCTTCAGTTCCGGTGCAATCAACAGAATCGCGTCGGTAGCGCCAGCCCCTTGCCCGAGCAAAGTATCATCAGCCGCGAACGAAACATCGTCGCCGCCCGCCCATGAAGCAACGGTTTCCACCAACCCGGCGGCGGTTTCAACACCAGCGCCAATTCGTTGGAATTGGGTCAATGAAACCACGCCGGAGTAGGAGATTTGACTAATGAAGCGTTGGGGGGCCAAAAATACCAAGCGTAAAGGCTGACCAATTTGCAGAGTACGGACTTTTAGAGCGCCGATCATGTTCAAGAGATATTGCGCCAGTTGTCCGCTGTCCCAAGTTGAATACCCGGTATTGCCGTTGGTGTCCGATCCTAAAGACGCGATGGTAGCGCCATTAGTGTTCAGCAACCCTTCGCCGTTGGCGGGGTTATAGCCATACAACAGCGCGTTACGCAGTTGTTGGGCAATACCTTGGCGCGCTGCTAGCCGCATTGCTTGGGGCAGAGCATAACCCCAAGCCCCGGTAGCGGCCTCGTCAAAATTGTCGTATTGAGCGCGGGTTTGCAAGCGATAAGTCGCCGTGCTAATCATGCTCGGAATGACAGAAGCGCTAGGCAACTGGTTTTGTTGGGACTGATTAGCCGATACCTGAGTGGTTAACTGAACCTTTTTAGCGTACACATACAGGTCAGCTTCGCCTAAGCGGGGCATTGGGTTTTCAGTAGCAAGGGTTGTGAAGGCACCTGAAGCCAAACTGTATTGCATAATCAGTTCAGGCAACATCAGGTGAGGATTTACTGTAACAAATGAGGGTGCAAAGCCTGACATAATAATTATCCTTTTAGAGTAGGCAAAGAGCCATAGTTTCAGTGGTAATCCAATTAGCATTGCCAGTGCCAGAATTATAGCTGACAGACTTATTGCCAGAAGTGCTAACCCGCAAAACTTTTACCGGGAAAGCATTTGTACCGTCAAAGGTAGTCAACCAATTGCTAGTAAAATCCCAAGTCAATGGGGTGTTAATTATTTCACCTTCCAAAGTTACCAAAGCAGGATTAAGGCGAAGGGGAACACGCGCGCTGCTACCAAAACGGTAGAAGTTCACCGACATCCCCGGTGAATACAGTGGCACTGTAGACTGAGGCGTTGTAATACCGGCAAAAGCTTGATTAAATACGCAAATACCTGTACTGGTTGCAAGCGATACCGATTGGAGAATAGTTGCCCCCAAAATATCCGTGCCGGGTTGAACTTGGCCCAAAGCCCCTGCTTGGGCGGTAGGTACGAGTTCTTCAATAGGAAGCCCGCCCCAAATCGGGGTAGGGGCAGCAGCACTTAATACGCCGCCCGCTAATTGAAAACGTACTGCGGGATCATCTTGTGCATCGCCTTGGGTATAACCAGCGGTGTTGGTCGTAAATAGACCAGCACCATTAGTTGTAGCCATAGGGTTCAGAGAAATTTGTGCGCTCATGGCTTATCCTTTAGCGTTGATTGTTAGAAAGGTGAAACTCTTTGACGCGCAGAGCCGGGACTTTAAAATCATCCAGCCAAGCGGACATAGAACCGCGGAATTTGGTAATGGTACGGCCCGCGCGATCTTTTTCGTGGATTTCTACCAGTTGATCCGCTGCAAACATCTGGGGCGCTTTAGCGGAGGCATAGGCATCAGCGAAAATTTGCTTTTCAGCTAAGGCCAGCAGCGCTTCATCCTTGATAGAGGTAAGATTGATGCCTTTATAGCTATCAGAATAACCTTGCAGACCACGCAGCAGACGTTTGCGATAGGACATAAGCGTTTCGCCTTGCAGGGGGCGAGAAGCAGATTTTCCAAACGAGGCTAAAATACTGTCGGCCTTGGCTTGGCAATCGGCGTATTTGGCAGCATCGTCATCTGCTTTTTTAGCCGCTTCTTCTTCTTCTTCTTCTTCTTCGTCATCGTCTTTCTTGGCTTTGGCGTCGTCATCATCTTTCTTGGCGTCGTCGTCTTTTTTAGCCTTGTCATCGTCTTTCTTGGCTTCGGCTTCGCCTTCTTCCTCGCCGTCGCCATCAAAGTGGATTTCACCGGCAGGCATTTCTACAACGCCGCCATCGGCTTTGGCTTTTTTATCGGCGGCGGCGAGGGGGGCAGCAGGAAGATTTTTTTCCATGCTATCCACGCGGGTGGCAAGATTGCCAACGGCGGATAGAATTGCATCGAGTTTTTCACCGTTGGCATCTGCCGCAGGCTTGGTATTGGTTTCGCTCATATCAGATACCTCTTGGTTATTTAATAAAACTCCGGCAGAATCCCCGCCTTTGTCCCAAACGCCTTTTGATCCCCTAGCTTTCGTAACAATAGCTATATGATCCAAAAGAAAGGGTACACCTTCGATTAAGAGCGGATCGCCAATCTCAGTCGTTAGTGTAATGTTTCCAGCAGTATTGTCAAATACTACTGATGGAGAAGTGCTAATTTCACCTTCGAGAATCTCGTCAACCGATTCCTGATCGTAAAGTTTTGCTATCCCCCAGACTTCATCGCCCTTAATAAAAGGCAACATAACACTGCCAATGGCTCTGTTCTTAAACTCCTCAGAGTTTAATACCGCAGATTCAGGGTGATCCATAATCACCGTCAGGCCATTGCAGCGTTTTAAAAATGTTTCATTCAAATAAATAGAAGGGTCGCGCCAAACGTGCTCCCCGATACTGGAACGATAAGCCAGCCCGGTGCCTGTAATGCGGATAGCTAAAAGGCATATATTGGCGTAAATTTGCGGGCTGGGCAGCAACCCTTCGCGCATCAGTTCCGCGATATCAAATTCAGTTTTCGCGTTTGCGATACGAATAGTTGTTTCAAGGCCGGGGTGAAGGGGGGAAGGTGTGGAATCTAGGGCGCTCCATACATAACCTGTTGATTCTTCGCATATTTTTACGTCAAATTTTTCAACATCGCGGGCTATGTAAGTGGTAAAAGTACCATCATCGCGCAGTTTTTCCAGCGCGCCTTCAAACTTCAACCCGGTTTCTTCCAATGTTTCACGGCGCGCGCATTCTTCCAGCGTTTCGCCATCTTCCTGATGGCCGCCGGGGGTACAAAAAGTACCGGGGTAATCGCCACTGTTGCCTCGGCGCAAAAGTAAAATTTCACTATTAGGCGTAACGAATAGAATACCTGCTGCAAGCCCTGTAGCCGCATCGGAGACGACTTTTTCATTTAGTTTTTTGGTTACGTCTAAAAGGCCATCTTCAGCGATTTCAGGCGTACTAAGTGGAGTGGGCCCGGCGGGTATTTCATCACCTTTGGTAAATTCTTTCCCCACAGACTGAGGTACGCCGCCAAACCCGCCGGGTGTGTGCGCGGCGGCTTGCATGAGGCGTTCTTGGGCTGGGCTGGTTGTAGGCAATCTATTACCTTAGTTGGGTTTTCGCTGATTGTATCGCTGTTTTACCTTTTGCGGTAAGCATTTCTTCCGGCAGGCCGCGCAAAGTATAGATATACCTATAGAAACATCGGCAGTATGGTTCTTCACTGGGCATAGTTATGGCATCCGTATAGCCGTGCAGGGGATTGATAAGCCCTTTACCGGAGGCCCAATTTCCACGCAATACATATACTTTTGCATCGCGTTCTTTATGATCTTCACGATAATCATAGGACGCTTCGCGCCAGTGGGAATTCCATTCAGCCCCAATAGCTCCGTTATCAACAGCAACAATATCATTAATATTGGCTATTAATTTATGCGTTTGATCTATTATTACCCTGCGTTCTTCAAAAGGTGCTTTGGCTAACGATTTGCGTATAGCCTGTTTTTCTTTTGCCTTATCTACCGCCTTGGAGCCCCCTTCAGGGATGCTCGAAGCCCAGCCAGAAAATCGGCGCAGAACATTACTAATTGTTTCTTCACGGTTTAATTTAATTAATTTAGCGCTTGCGGTAATGCGGCGCTGCAATTCCTCACGCAATTTAGGTTTTAATCGGTCTATGGTGAACCGATCTACATGCTTATTTATTAATTTACCTTTGGTGACTAGCCGGTTATAGGCCGTATTTAAAGCGCTTTCAACGGCGTTTTCCAACGCTTTTTCGTCCATTAACGAACTTATTAGCGTTTTTTTTAACTGTTTTGCCCAATAATCAAGTCGTTCCGGGTTATCGAACCCATAAATAATAAAATCATTTATAGCCGCAGTAAGCGTTTCATAAAAAGACATATTAATCTTTGCTTGGGGGCTCAGTAGGCGCGGTTAAGGGTACGGGCAGTTCATATTCTGCAATTTCCACAATATCTAAATTAAGGTCGCTCTTAAATGTATCTGGCATTTCCGCCAAGTTATCCTGCGCCCACTCGATTGCGCGCGCTCGGTTGGGGCCATCCATGACCGGCAATACGGTACGCAGCACTTCCGTAATTCCTTTCAATTTAGTTTCATCAACCTTAACCTTTTCCGATAGGGGTTCTTCCATGAGGTTCTGCCACGAAGGCTTGAATGCGTCCTTCCATTCATAAAAAGCTCGTTCGTAGGTCATTTTTGAGTATTTTTCAGGGTATGCAGCCTTAACTGACTCGAAAAAGTTTTTATTCCATGCCCGATGCTGCACAATCTTGTCAAAAAACTCAAATAAGGGCAGCATATCAGCGCGAATACCCTCAATATATTGCACGATAGCCTTGGAATCTTCCGTTCCTTCTCCGAAACCATTGGTGAAGGCTTCATCTTTTATGAGCATGGCAGGCACATCAGAGGCTGCTGCAATGTTGGCAATGATGTTGTCGCGCGCGGTAGTCATGGCGGTATCGGTATTGCGAAGATCAACCGCTTCAATGGATTCATCTATATCTATGCTCAATACATTGCCGGTAGTACCTTGCTGCAAATAGGTGCGCTTGATCCCCGCAGCGGTCTGCATGAGGCGGTTCACAATGGAGCCAGCCGCTTTTTGTTTAATAATCAGAAGCCCCGCCTTCATCGTTACCATGTCATCCGTAATCATGGATTGGACAAAAGACTTCAAAGGGTACAGCGCGCGCTGGAAGATAGACCGGCCTGTATAGCCAAAGCCGGAGGCTTGGTAGGCCAGATAAATAGGTGTGTTATGAAACACCACCACACTACGGCTTGGATGGTAGGGCTGTCCTGCGGCGGTGATATAATTCTTGGGCTTCTGAAAATCCGGCGCATTGGGGTTTTGATTGGTAACAACAGAACCCGCCAGATTTAATGGGTCTAATTGATTAAAATAGATATTTAAGTCCGGTAGTGTCCACGGGTCTATGGCCTCGTCGGTAGGTATGTCATCAGCCCCATAAACAATAGCTGCCACACCATATACCCGCTTTAAAAAAGTCACATCCCGGATATGGTTGGTGGCCCCGAGAGAGTCCCACTCCTTCTGAAATGCCATTGTCAGCATATCTTTGGGCTGAGTATCCACATTGATAAAGCGCTGTTTGGAGAGGGCTAAAACAATAGGCTTTTCCACCAATTTGCCTGCGAGCGGGTGAAATTCCCAGATTATTTTACATAGCGAATACCCAATATCCGTCCCCGGTTCAATGGAGTTGGCCTCTAACAGCGTCATCAGTTGGGACGGTATATTGGTGTTACTTATGGAAACATCAGCCATAGGATGCCTCTATTTGGTTTATTGGCAATGGTATATTAAACGCGCAGAGATTAGTACCCTAATTTGTTGCCTACTCCAATAGCTAGACCATACACCACGCAATCCAGCAAGTCATCGGCGCGCTTATTGGCTTCTTTATCCCCAATGCGGAAATTCGCAAGCTGGGTCAGCAGATGGTTGCGGGTTGAGCCCTTCAGGTTCAGCAGCTTGTCATAGGCATAGTTGCTAATTTTCAGCTTCTCTTGGTGGTAGTAGCCTGACACGCTGATAGCCCGTTCATCCTTACCTGCCTGTGTCAGTTTGCTGTCTATGGGGTGTATGTTCCATCCCCGGTTGACGCCTTGTTGCAGCAGAATGCTCCCCGCTGCGGTATCTTCGATGAAGGTACCTGCAACACCTTGGCGCGCTTTACACATAATGGATAATTCATCCAACCGGGAGAACACACTGGGTATCCATGTTTCCAGCATGGCCCCGTCGATATTGATGGCGTCATAGTCCAAGATGGTAAGCGGATTGGGCGCGCGCTCGGAATAGCTGAAATACACCACTGCGGTAGAGTCATGTTCCTTGCCACCTTTCACCGCGCAGTCCATGACGGCATACACCAAGTCGCAGCGCTCGGGGTAGGGAGCGGGTAAATTATTGATTAGCAATTTATCGGCGGAGAAGAACGCCACACCTGACCAATCCACGAATTCCGCCAGATATTCCTGTCTGAATACCGCAGGATGGTTGCGCTCGCGCTCGCGCTCCAATTCATCCAAGGGCACGAAGGGGTTACTCGACGTAGGGGCATGGAACGACTTGAACCCCATCGTGTCATCATTGCAGGCCGCGTAGAAGAAGTTGTCCGGGTCTACCCCGCTGGGGGTGGAGAACACCCACGCAATGCCGCGCGTAGTCAGCATAGTAGGCTTGATTGACTTGAACCAAATTTCTTCTTTCATTTGTGGTGATTTGGTGAAGGCCGCTTCATCCACCAGCACCAAGTCATACTCCCGCCCCCGGCCCGCCAATTCATTGTCGTTCAGCGTCCAGAAGTCAATCTTGCCATTACCTATGAGCTTGATGGTGCCATCGTTGCGGTTGGCGGAGCGCACGATAGGGTCGAGCATATCGCGTAGATGATCCCACGGCTCGGCCAGTTGCTTATGCTCCGGCGCGAAGATGCCCACGGAGCCCCCATTACATGACTTTTTACCCGCTAGATACTCCAAAAAGCGAGTCTTGCCCCAGCGCCGTCCGCAGCGTGGGACATTGAGCCGTTGCTGCTGACTGAATAGCGCTAGTTGTCCACTGTGCAGTACCGGGAGGGTGACTCGGAGTTCAGCCATCTACGCCGTTTATAGCCGTAGAAGTGCTTATCGGGAGCTTAGGGTCGGGCAGGGAATTTTCCACAACTATGCGTATGTCCTGACGTTCGCCTTCCGCTGGTTTGGCAGGCATATAGCCCATGCGATGCGTAGACAGATGAATCTGCATTTTAGCGTCGTTATTATTTATGGCGTTGGTGAGCATCCCGTCGCTGATGGCTTCTTCAAAATCCGCCTGCCCGCGCATGATGGCGTAATTGACGAGAGGATCAATTTCACGCAGGGCAGTAAAAGCAGAAGGCATATAGCCTACTTTGATAGCCATTGAATCGCCGCGCAGCCCTTTGAACGCCGCGTCGTATATTTTGCGAAGCTCGGCTTCGGTAGCTTTAAAGTCTATAGGCTCTTTTTTGATCGTGAAGATCGCAGTGCCCATGTTATAGACTTTCATTACTTAGGCGCACTCCGCGCCTTAGCTATCATTTCCCGCAGCTTCTGCTTAATAACAGAAAAGTGAAATATCGTTATTGCCATTTCCATTTTTCCCACCTGCGCTTCCAATTCATTCAGGAAGGTCTCAAAAACATTGGGCGCGGGTGCGGGTGCAGGTGCAGGTGCAGGTGCAGGTGCAGGTGCAGGTGCAGGTGCAGCAGGAGCATCAACAGGTGCCGGTGCAGGTGCAGGTGCAGCAGGAGCATCAACAGGTGCCGGTGCAGCAGGAGCGGGTGCAGCTCCTACCGTGGGGGTGGAGAGAGCCGTATCTACGGGCG